TTTCCGGTAACCTGTTGTTACTGGGGACTCATGGGAAATGCCGGGGGTGCGCATCGGTCGACAAACGCACATTAACTTTCAATACTATTATGCCAGCCAACGATAAAATATACTTCGACATTGAAACCGGGCCAATGCCCCTAAGCGAATTGGTAATCCCACCGTTTGTTGCCAGTGACGTGAAACTGGGTAACATCAAGAACCCGGATCTCATAGCAGAAAAAATCCAGCGTGCAGAAGAGACGCACGTATCCGACTACATCCGCGGCGCTGCCCTGGATGCATTGTCGGGCCAGATCCTGTGCATCGGCTACCGTATTGAGCACGAGACCCCATCGGTCCTGTGCTGCGATGCAGATGGAGAGGCCGAGATGCTGCGCCAGTGGTGGAAGCTCATCACCAGCATGGAGCGCCAGCCAACGATGATCGGTTTCAATGTGAAGCCGTTCGACTTGCCCTTCTTAATTAAGCGCAGTTGGAAGCACCGGATTACCCCACCCTACTGGATCCGGCAGGGCCGCTACTGGAGCGACCTGGTGGTCGACCTGCGCGAGGTTTGGCAGCTAGGCGACAGTAGGGCGCACGGCAGTCTCGGGGCCATCAGCAGGCATCTGGGGCTCGGCGATAAGGCCGGCAATGGGGCCATGTTCTCCGAGCTGTTCAAGACTGACCGCGAGGCGGCGATCAACTACTGCCTGCGTGATGTCGAGCTGACGCAGAAGGTGGCGGATGTGCTGATGCCGGCCTACTAAGCGGTGGACATCGACCAGGACAGCAGATAAGGAAGACCCGTCAACGTGAGCTGTGAGAGGTGAGCGTTGAAACCTTCAGAGAAACCATGATCAATCAATTTTTCCCCGTCCGTATCGTGAACGTCGCGTTGTTTCTCCGCGATTCCTCACCGCGATGCGTGACGGGGTTTTCTGTTTGAATTATGACCTACTCCGAAAAACTCCAACATCCGCGGTGGCAGAAGAAGCGCCTGGAAATCATGTCTAGAGACGGCTTTCAGTGCGTAAAGTGCTCGTCCGAAACCAACACACTGACGGTTCACCACTTTTACTACGTTTCGGGAAGAATGCCTTGGGAATACCCCGGAGGATCAATGGCAACGATGTGCCGAAAATGCCACTTTGAAGGTCACGAGGATTTGCAGTCGTTTCCAACCTTCTTCACCTCTTGGGAGCTGTCAGCTTGTTGCGAGATCAAGCGCCAGATTCAAATGAGCCAGCAGGAGATAGATCACGACAAAGGTGTTTTGTTCCTGGTAGAAAAAGCTGGCCAGGAGGCTGGATGGCCTCCGTTTGAGACAATGCATCTTCTAAAAGACGCCGCGGAACACGGAATCATGACAGCAGCATGGCTGGCTGACCTTTCGAAACAGGTGATGGCAACCCGAGAACAAAAAGCCTCTAACCAATGAGAATTCGCACAATTAAGCCGGAGTTCTTTCATCACGAGGGACTATTCGAAGCCGAGTCGGAAACCAAACTACCGATCCGAGTGGCCTTCGCCGGCCTCTGGTGCATTGCTGACCGGGAAGGCAGATTCAAGTGGGAGCCCAGGCGCATCGGTGTGCAGGTTCTACCCTACGATGGGGTCGACTTTTCACGCGTGCTCGACGCGTTGACCACGCGTGGTTTCGTTTTCAAGTATCGTGTCGATGACGAGTATTTTGGATGCATTCCGAGCTTCCTAAAGCATCAAGTGGTCAACAACAAGGAAAGGGCATCAATCCTGCCGGATTACTCGGAAAATGGGGCAATTACCGAGGAAATCGACGCGTCAGCCACGCGTGAGCCACGCGACGACGACGCGTGCCACAAGGAAGGGAAGGGAACAAGGAAGGGAAAGGAAGGAGTTTCCACGAGAGAGCTTCCTCCTGACCTTGAAGCCTTCCGCCTACGAGTTGGTGCTATGCTTCGCCGTAGGCCTTCGACCAAATGGTCCACCGGTGAGATCAAAAAGCTCAAAGAGGTGTTTGACCTGAACACACCTGAGGAAGACCTCGTTCGCCTGGAGCAACGCTACAAATCCAACGACCCGTATCTCCGGCGTGAACTTGAGACCCTGTTGAACCACTGGAACGGTGAGATCGACAAGACTCAAAGCGATCTGATCTCTGGCAACAACAAGCTAGGCGCTTCCAGCCTAGATATCTCCAACTGGCAATGAGCGACCCCTACTATGCCCAGGACGACGAGTACGGCCTGATCGGAGCCTGTCTCTCCGGCGGTCCCGATGTCTGTTACGAGGTATTCGCCCGGATCCCATCGGATGCAATCCAGCAGGACAAGCTTCGCCAGGTGTACGAGATCACCAAGGCCCTGCTAGGCAGGCACGAGGCAATCAGCCTCCAGACCGTGGTCAAAGAGTGGAAGCGCTCTATTCCTCAACTGACCCCCCCTTTTGAGGAATTGAACCGCTGCGACGAGATCTGCGCCAGCCCGGCCAATTACCCAGAGTTCGCCAAAGCCGTCCTAGAAGCTTACCACCGTCGCCATCTGCGATTCACCGGAGACAGGCTGATCCGTGATTCCGCTGTCACTACCCTCTCGGTAGATCAAATCGTTTCCAATGCCGAGGCAGGCCTCACCGTTGAGGCATCCAAGGAGGAAGTACAATCCAGCAAGTCCGTTGTAAGTCGGTTCATCGACAGCACCCAGGAAAGGTTCAACCGCAAAGGCCAGTTGAGCGGCATTACCTCGGGCTTCCATCGTCTGGACAAGTTGACCGATGGTTTCCAGCTCGGTGAGTTAGCTATCATCGGAGCCAGGCCATCGATAGGTAAGACGGCCATTGCCATAGCCATTGCCAAGGCAGCAGCAATAGACCACCGGGTGCCAACCCTGTTTATCTCGTTAGAAATGTCCGATGAGTCTATCGTGCGCCGTATGGTCTCGACCGTAGGCTCTATTCCGATGCAGGATATTAAGACCGGTGAGATGGATGAAGGAGGAATGAAGGCTATGGGTTCAGCTACAGCTAAAGTAGCCGGCAGTCCTATTTACTATGTGTCTGGATCAGGCATATCCAGCATTGCCACAATCACCGCGGTAATACGCCGTGCAAAACGTAAGTGGGGAGTAAAACTGGTTCTCATAGATTACCTTCAGAAGATTCATGGCAGTAAGTCAGCCGAGAAGAAGACCTATGAGATTGCGGAAGTATCGGGCAAGCTGAAGGCAGTGGCTCAAGATACTAGAACAGCCGTCGTAGCCTTGGCGCAGTTGAACCGTGAGAACGAAAAAGAGAAGCGAGTGCCCAGGCTAAATGACCTTTCGGACTCCGGGCAAATCGAGCGTGATGCCGATCTGGTGCTCCTGCTCAACCGGGAGCGTCACGAGGCCAACGGCGAGGCCATCATCGCCATTGCAAAGCAGCGCGACGGTGAATGCGGCCTCGTGCCTCTCTGGTACGAAGGCCAATACTGCCGCTTCACAGACCCATCCCCAACCTTCCAATGAACATCAAATACGATCTCAACCGCACCAAACTCCTGAACGAAGCGCCTAGGTTGATCAAGTGGGCTATCGACAAGGGCCTCATGTCCTACCCGCTATCCCAGAAATACCACGACGACGGCTCGCTTGACCCGGGCATCGAGGAAGAGATACACGTTGACCCGGACCAATACACCCCGGAGTTCTGTCAGCGTGCATACGAACTCAGGCAGCTGGGTCTAACACTGGACGACACCGCTAAAGCAATTGGTGTATCAAGAGGATCAATTACATACATATTAGCCAAAGGGCATGAAGCAATACTCGCATCCGATAGAATCAAACACGATTTGAAACAGCCATGAACAATCCAACAGCAGCAATCAACATGAATGACCCATTCATTTACGCTCCACAACCCAAAACCGTGGTGAATGAGCCTACTACATCAGGCACAAGGCCCTCGATACACGTCAGCCTGTATGCCTACGGTGGTATCAGTGCAGCCTGCATGATGTCCTGGGTAGGCCTAACAGCCACATTCAGTGTCGGTGATCGTCAGACAGATCTACGAACCATCCGCGAGGATGCACTGATATCCCGAAGCCGTTGCCGTGCTACCAAGTGGTTCCTAGACAGTGGCAAGGACGTATGGGTCCAGATCGACCACGATATCGAGTTCGACCCGAAAGACATTATCCGCATGGCAGAGCTGGCCCATGAGCACCAAGCGACCGTGTGCATCCCGTACCCGTGCAGAACGATTCCGCCCAGGCCTGCCCTCAGACCCAAGGCCGATCATCTGCAGGCCCTGAAATTCCAGTTGGCCAACGCCGAAGCAGCCCCGGAGCTAGTACCGATCCAGATGTTCGCAAGCGGATGCCTCGCAATCCCCCGGAAACGGCTCATAGAGACGTTAGAAACGCTCGGGAGTGTCAAAGTACTGCACCCCTATAGAATCGAGTGGTGCAAGGACGTGAAGGTTGGGGAGTTCCCGACACTGTGGCTGCCGATGGCTGTGGAGACCCTACCCGGGCAGCTAGAATACCTCAGCGAGGACTTTGCAGCGGCCATGAGGATGAG